GAAATGATTATGAATAGAAACGATGAAAGACCCAACCCTTGGGATACTCCAGTAGAAGGTGTAGAAGAAGAAAAACCCGCCAAAGCAAAAGCAAAAGCCAAACCAAAAGCACAAGCAAATGAAGAAGCCGCTCCAGTAGAAGCTAGTACTGAGTGGGATTTTGATATGGAAGGACTAATGTCAGACTTTCCAACTGCAACTGAACTAGAACGTTTTGTGTATGATGTTAAAGGCGTTGTACTATCACTTAAAGGTCGTGCAAACAAATTAAAATATCAAGTAGCAATGGATGTTCTAAATGGAGTAGAAGTAGATCCAAAGTTCATTGGTAGTGAAAACCCTTATCTTGATAAAGTTGATTTAGTTCCAGAAGATCCATTAAAAGATGCACCACAAAAGGATCCAGCTATTCCATCAAGAACACAATTACAAAATGAATTCTATAGTCCATTTGTGCCACACCCTGATTTTGAAATGAGGTCGCAAGATAAGAAAGTACATTGTATGTTTCGCAAATACAACAATGGACTTATCACATATGAGGTAATGGGTCCTTTGGCTAAAAGACCTATAGGTGAAAAACTTGACAAGTATGGACGCACTAGACCAGAAAAAGTTATCTGGATTGATCCACGTACTGGAGAACAAATTGTTCAAAGGTCTGATGGTACACTAACACCACAAGGTAAACGTTTACGTGCTATGATGCAGGCGTTTAAAGTTAATAAAAGTAACCATTGGGATACATGGATCGACAGAGAATTTATCAGCACAACAAGAGCCGCTAGAGAAAATCCTTGGGATCTTGGTATTGAAGCTGATGCCCAATCCTAAAGTAAGAGATGCATTAATCCATAACGCACAACAAGAGCGTATGGTTAAAGATACATTGATCATGCAGAAAGTCAATGGTGCTCATAGGGAAGCGTTTAAAACACGCTTCCCAGGGCAAATTGAACATTGCATGAGATTAACTGCTGAACGATTACAAGCAGTACTAACTAAGAAACCAAAGGATTTAACCAACCCAGAAACATGGGAAGGTAGTGCTGAAGACATATTGCATTTAACACAAGCATTAAAATGCTTAACTGATATACAGCATTTACATCCTGTAATTGAGGAAAAGAAATGACATACTTAAAAAGCAAAGACAAGTTTATTAATGTTGCACACAGAGAAGATAGTAGTTTAGATGTTAAACTAAAGTTTATTGAAAAAGACGTTGTACATTTTCAAATACGTTTAAATGAAGACGGTGCTGGCGAAACAGAAATTGATTATTATTTTACACAAGAAGAAGTATACACTCTTATTGAATACCTAGATGGTGCTTTAGCACACAAGGCTTAATGCATGTTAGGCAATGATGTATTAATGTCAAGGGCGTTACGTTACGTATTAGATCAACATAGTGTTGCACCTGAGACGTATGCAATGATGCCAACTAACTTACGTGATCAGTTAGAGTCATTGGTATATGACATTGCTGAAGACATGCGTTATAGTCAACTAAAATACTTCCGTCCATTTGATCACCAACATGAATTCTTTAAAACAGGAGAAAGTGATAGACGTGGCATACTTGCGGCTAACAGAATTGGTAAAACAGTTAGCACTTGTTATGAAACAGCAATGCACTTAACAGGACAATATCCTGATTGGTGGAAAGGTTACAAATACAAACACCCTATTACTTGCATGGTTGCTGGTGAGGGATGGAGCCAGGTTGCACTTGTTTTACAAAACGAATTACTAGGAACACAAGATGTAAAGATGGAACAAAACTTAGGTACTGGTGCTATTCCTCGTGATTGTATCAATACAGAAACAATGCGTAATGATGGTGCTAACTCTATTGGTGTAGAAGTAAAACATGTAACAGGTGGTTACAGTTATTTGCTATTTGCAAACTACACACAAGAAGTAAGACAGTTACAAGGTTTTAAATTGAACTTAGCAGTATTTGATGAACAACCACCAGATGACTTTTTTAGTGAGGTAGTTACACGTACTGCTACTACACAAGGTAAAGTGTTATGTTCGTTTACGCCACTTAAAGGACTTAACGGACTTGTTAGTAAGTTTTGGAACAAAGAAGATGGATATGAATATATTCGTGTTGCATGGGATGATGTGCCTGAATATGATCCTTGGGGACACCCATTCCTATTAAAAGAAACAAGACTACAACTAGAACGAGATTACTTGCCACATGAACGTGAAGCACGTATTGCTGGTAAACCAGTTATGGGTAAAGGTGCTGTATTTCAAATTAGAGATTGGCCAATATATAGAACTGGTGATTATGACTTTGCTACAATGCCTACTATCAAACGTGTTATTGCACTTGACTTAGGACTAGTAAATGACCAAACTGTTATTAGTTTAATGTATTGGGAGCCATATGAAAAGATGGCATTCTTACACAAGCAAATTATAGTACAAGGAATAGAAGAAGCAGTTCCTACGCAATACATCAATCACTTGTTGAGACCAGAAGTATTTGGTACTCCTATTGTGTTACCTGCTGATGCTAGTCAACAAGGACGTTATACAATGAGTGCTAATAGCATACGTGAGTTATTTGAAAGTTACGAATTAAATGTTTATGAAAAAGCAATTATGAATCCACCAGATCAAAATGGAAAAGTAACCAATCACAAAAGCTATGGCATTAACCAAATGAGGCAAATGTTAGAAGTAGGCAGTTTGCTAATTAATGAAAACTGCGTACAGTTTTTAAGTGATGCACAAAACTATTATGTTGATAAACAAGGACGTTTTAGTGATCCAGATGATACTATTGACAGTTGCAGATATGCACTACTAGCTTGTTTACAAGGCATTGCTGAGGACTGGGATTACAGGACACCTCAAGAGCGTATGGCTATACAAAGAGAGTTATATTATCAACGAAAAGAAATAAGAGATGCAAATCACAACCCGTTAAAAACAACTTATGATCCGACACAATAAGCATCTTAGGATTTGTAAGCATAAATAAGTTAACAGTAAAGGAAACCATAAAATAATGTTGGATATAAAAAATATACCTATTTCAGATATCAACACCAACAAACGTAGGTTACGTAAGTTTGTTGAGATGAAAGGCAACTTGGATGTTAAAATGAACTCCTATTTGCGATATCTTGCTACAAAAAATGCAATTAACAGAGCTAGTGACTATCACTATCTTAACTTAGCAGTTACAAACAGTACTGCATCAGTAAATGGAATTGATTATATCCATCCAAGCGTAAAGCCAGTAGTTGATTATGCAACGGCTGTTATTGCAAAAGGATTAATGCCAAACGGAGAGATTAACTTTGATTTTATAGCTGACACAACTGACACAGAAGCCGCCTCACGCCAAGCAACTAGAATGGTTAATACAGTTGTTAACCAAATGAATGATCCTCACTTTATTTTAGAGAGATGGGTTATGGACGCATGTATGCATAAAAACGGCATGATGATGATTAAACCTGTACGTGAACAAGTAACACTCTATGTTGACACAGAAGGCACAATGGAACAGTTACGTGCATTTGAAGCACAAGCAGAAGAGTCAGGATTAACTGCTGTACGTCAAAGCAGACGTAAAGACACAGTTGATTTAGAAAAAGTAATGGCAGAAGTACAAATGCTAATGCCTGAAGTAGACGCAGAATATACAGATAACATTACAACAGAATATATTGATTCCGTTGATGTTGAAGAAGAAGACGATACATTAGATACTGTTGCCATGTATAGTAATATGGCTGAGAAAGTGCAAAATGTAGAAGCACCTGAATTACTACAAGGTCAAGAAGATATCTTAAAAGAAGCAGTTCAACGTAACACAATTTACAAAGCAAAATACAAACTAACTGGTTATACTATTAACATTAAGTTTCATCCAATTGAACAGCATTACTGGGTATGTGATCCAACCGTACCTGAAATACGTGATCAACCTTTCTGTGGTTTTTATGATCCAATGACTGTTGCTGAAGCATATGAATTATATCCAGATATGGACTTAGACGAATTTGAAAAACATGCTGACTATAATGCTAACGGAGCATACCAAGCAGGTAGTGTATTAAACAACTTAGCAATACATGCAAGAGATAGTGTTC